CTTGCCATCCTTTTCGCCATTGCGCTGGACGCCGGCCAGTGCAGTCAAATCCCGGTTCTGGCTGAGGTCCAATCCAAGCCAGACTGGTTGTCCCCCTTTAGGATCGAACTCGGCCAGCAATGGTTCCAGCGTCGAACGCGCCATCCAGGCGGTTTCGGCATCGGTCCAGATGCAAAAGTGAAGCCGCAAGATCCCGTTCAATTGGCCCGGGATGGCTTTAGCCTGGGCCACAACTTCGGAGAGATACTGCTCGGTGATCGTCACGCCCAAGAGCGGGTTAGCCTTGATCCAGCAACTGGGATCAGTCAGCGGATCGTCGTCCTCATCGAGCGCGCAGACATAGCTGAACGTCGTGTCGTCGATGACTTGGCCGAGGTAAGTCGGGTCCAGCACCGCATCGGGATTACCCGCAGCCACACGGACCCCGTGTTCGTGTTCCTCCCAGGCGACTGAATTTCGGTTTGACCCCGAATTGGTAATCATGAACAGCAGCGGATCGCGGCGGAACTTGAAACCGCGCTCCAGCATTTCGATAATCGAGCGGTCCGGTAGCTCGTGGACCTCGTCCGCTAATACAAAGTAAGGTCGAGGGCCTGACCCTGTCTTGCCCGTATCGCGCGAGACCGGGCGGAAGAAACTGCCCGACGGCAAATGCGCGATGTTGAACTCGCGGCCCGGACCGCCGGAGAACTCCAACCGACGGGCCAGCGCTGGGGATTGCCGCACCATCTTTACCGCATCGCGGAACAGGATGTTGGCCTGCTCCTTTTTGGCGGCAGCCGCATAGATCTGAGCGCCCGCCTCCTTGCAGGCTGTCATCCCATAAACGCCAATGCCACCAGCAATCGGCGACTTGCCGTTGCCTTTGCCCTGTTCGATGTAAGCCCGGCGAAACCGGCGCCTGCCATCCTTGCGCTTCCAGCCAAATAGCGAGCCGATAATGAAGGCCTGGCTTGGTTCCAGCTGGAAAGGCTGGCCCTCGAACTGGCCTTCGGAAAGCTTCAGTACCTCCTCGAAAAAGGCAAAGGCATGATTGGCGGCCGTCTGGTCGAACCAGACGCCATCCCTGCGGTTCAGGTCCGCGATGTGTCGTCGGCAAGAGTTGCGAACATGCGGCCCGGCGATAGTCTCGCCTGACACGACGGCCCTGGCATAAGCCAGTGTCCGATCAGGCGAAGAACCGGTCGGCGGGATCTGAGCCTTCTTCTGGCGGCGTTGCTGCGATCCTGCTCCTGGCACTGGGCGTCATCCCAAATTCTGCAGCGTAGCGCATCATGTCCGCGGCTGCCTTGTTGGCGGTGCCAACCAGAGGGTTCTGGATCGCGTTGCCGTTGGTAGTCTTGATCATCAGGCCGCCTGTGAGATGATCCTTCTGCGCCATCTTAGCGATCGCCCGTTCCGCTTGGACCCAGCGGCCATAGGCCTGCGCATAGGCAGCAAGTGCAGCCCTATCGATCTCGGATAGAACGCCCAAATTGAAGAGAACCGTTGCGACCCGGTTCCACTCTTCTACCGCATCTGCAGTGAGGTGGGCCGGCGGCACTGGGAGGGCCGCGTTGGTTTTGGCTTCCTTGCGGTTCAGTGAACGCTTCCCGGGATTGCCAGTGACGAGCTTGAGGTGGGTTGGCTTTGGTTTTGTTCCAGGCTTCACTGCCAAGCTCCTGTGTTTCGCACAGTTGAACGCACGCCAAACAAGCTTTGACATGTAAAATGAAGCCTGAGACGAGACCTTATGCATGCTGGGAGTATCACCACATGGACCCCAAGTATTTTGCCGCCGGCCTTAGCGGCTTACCCTATTACTCGTTCACCGGACCCAGATGCAGCTTCGTTTTCGGCAATTTCGTTGAACGTTCGGCCATCAGCTTCATGGACCGCGTTTTTTCCCGTAAAATCCTGCCAGCGTTGAACAATGACGTCGGCATATTTGGGGTCCAGTTCCATCAACCGGCATCTCCTGCCCTGCTGTTCACAAGCGATCAACGTTGAGCCCGAGCCTCCAAAAAGATCGACCACCAAAGCGCCGCGAGCAGAAGAGTTCAGTAGCGCGCGTTCAATCAATTGCGTCGGTTTCGTGGTCGGATGCAGGTCGGAGACTCTCGGCCTAGGAATGTTCCAGATGTCAGACTGCTTGCGGTCCGGAACATGCATGATCCGCGGTCCGTCTTCGTTCCATCCATACCACAAGGGTTCGTACTGCGTGTGATAGTCCTTGCGGGAGAGAACGAGTGCGTCCTTCACCCAGATGATCGTCGACGACCAATGAAACTTTGCATCGCGCAGACCCTTGTCTATTGCGGGCCATTCCTGAGCGCTCATCACAACATAAGCGAGCGCGCCGGGTTTCGTAACGACATAGAATGAGGCACAAAACCCGCTTACAAATTCGCACCACTTGGCTTCGTCCATATGATCGTTCAGGATTTTACGGGGTTTATATCCTTGCGCATTGCCTGCTTTGACCGCGCCATAATTTACATTCCAAGGTGGATCGGTGAACAACATATCACCAAGCTCACCCTGCATCAGTTTGTCGACATCTGTCTGGGCAGTGCTATCGCCGCACACAAGCCTATGATCGCCCATGATCCAGACATCGCCAGGCACCGAAACAGGGGTCTGCGGCAAATCAGGGACGGTGTCGGGATCAGTCAAACCTTCACTACTTTGGGCTAGTAACCCTTGCAGTTCATTGTCCGAAAAACCCGTCAGCATAAGGTCGAAGTTGAGGCCTTGCAGATCTTCCAATTCGACAGCCAAAAGTTGAAGGTCCCAACCGGCGTTCAGTGCCAACTTGTTATCAGCGATAACATAGGCCTTTTTTTGGGGCTCGCTCCAGCCACTGGCCACCATGGTCGGGATTTGGGTCAGTCCAAGCTGGCGAGCAGCAAGTAGACGCCCATGACCAGCAATAAGGCTGCCCGCTTCATCGACAAGAATAGGATTGGTCCAACCCCATTCGCGTATGGAGGCGGCAATTTGTGCGACCTGATCGTCCGAGTGCGTGCGGGCGTTGCGCGCATAGGGCGTGATTTTTTCAATCGGCCAGAGCTCGCTGCTCTGGGCGGGCCAGTTTTGTTGCATTTTTGTCCTAGATGTTAGATGCATACTTCGCATCGCGTTCATCGAACCATTCAACAGCTGAGCTGAATGTGCGACACAGTGCATGATGCTTTGTCGGGCGATCAACGAGTTGGTCCAATTTTACTTCTCAGCATCAATGCCTTATGATTCGGACCGATCCGACGGTTCAGGAGGAAAGCTTTGCCCGAAACACCAAAACTCGATCTGGGCGTTGAACAAGTTCTGTGTGCGCTACTCGATGATGAGAATATGAAGTGGATTCGAGGATCTGCTGTGACGGAACGCGCTTTTTTAATTGGCGCAAGCAAGTTTGCCGAAGCAATTTTTCCTGATCAGGAAAGCAAATTATTGCGAATTGCTATCATGGGAACTTTGTGGGGACGAGAGAGCGATGACCCATTTTCAATTAGTGAAGCAGGAAAATTGTATTCTGAATTTCGCGATGGAATGGAGTCTTATTGTAGCTCTGCCATTCGAAACGGATCGGATTTCGATTTTCCTGAAGAGACGCTCAATAGCATAAGTGGTCTGGTTGAGAGGATTTCAGACCAAAATACCTTTGCTCTTGATGCTTGCCGGCGCTGTTTCGCTCAAATCAGGCATGGGCTTTCGGAGCTCCAACATTCTCAGGAATCTAATCGAGAGAAGGCTATCGATAAGATTTATGGCATTTCCAGATCGTTGGAAGAGCCTCTTCGCTTTTTAAGCGGTTCTCAAGCCGCCAAAAGCTGATTTTGACCCCCGGTCGCTAACTCGCGGTTGCGTGTTTTTTGGACCATGCGCGGTTTCCCCCGCCAAAGCCCCAGACTTTCGCACCGCCCCCGGCCTGGTCACCCGATCGGCCACCCGTCGGGCCCTACGGCGACCGTCCTGCGCTGGCCGAATTGTTCGGCAGTCCGCTTGGCGTGGCACTCGGAGCAAAGGCAGCGGATGTTGCTGTCCTCGTCCGGTCCGCCGTGGGCAAGCGGCACGATGTGGTCAGGCACAGTCGCCTCGCGCACTATCCCGGCGCGGGCACAATCCCGGCAGAGGGGCTCGGAGCGAAGGCGGCGGAGCCGTTGGGCAACAGCCGCTCGCCCTCGCAGGCGAGTCATGCTAGTGCGCCTCCGTTATGTCAGAACGTCGATACATTACCAACGAAGCCTGCACTAAATCGATCGACGAAGATGGTTCGATCTGCGGCGAGCCGTCGAACATCATCGAACAGCGTACTGATCCCAACAGCGGTTTAATCATCGCGGTCGCCGAATGCCGGGCCGGTCACCAATTCTCTGCATCATTCGATCAAGAAACTGGCCAAGTCTACAATCGGCGTTGGATCGCCTAAACGAACAACGCCCGGAAGCTGGTGAGCTCCGGGCGCAGTTCTGAATTCTCAATTTCGGAAATACTCCTAGGCTGTAAATCCCAGCCAGTCAAATAGTTATTTCCTTTTGAATCATTGCCTTATGACTAGATTCATTACGCTTAACCCCGTCACATTGCGTCAGGAACTGTCGTGGCGGATGCGATAAAGTTTTGCCAGGGCATCAAGACCATAGCCCAGCCACTTCAAGTCCGCAGCCGACCAAAGCGCCGCATCGACATCGTAGCAGACGAGCGAATGAACCAACAGGCTGGGGCCGCGCCTCGTGCCAGCCGGCATATACCGGTCAGCATCGCGTAGTACCATCGTCGCGGCAGCAGCCTCCTTCCGAATCCGATCGATGAGCTCGGGGTCATGGACAGGTTCACTCCCGCCGAAGATCCCCTCGTTGATGAGGAGGCCCGTCACCGAACGCGGCTGGGCCATGGGCAAGCCGACCACTGCCCGGTGCCGAGCCATGGTCTCGCCGTAGAGCTCACCAGCCGCATACTGGCTGAGCGTGATAGCGCCGACAAAGGCCAGCCGGCCAAGTGCCGTTCCCAGCCGCTCGTCCTTTGCCTGACGCTCGCTGACCCCAAAGTGACGTTGGCGCGCCTCCAGCACTGTCGACATCACCTCGCGCTGGGTCTCTTCGAGACGCGGCTGGATGAGCTTTCCGGAAGGGTGGCGCTTGCCGGCCTTGCGCTTACGACCGCGAGCCATTGGCGCCTCCCCTGCCTTCACTTCCATAGAGACGTTCGCCCAGCTCGCGGATAAACTCCCGCTCGCTGAAGCTGAGGCGCCTGTCGGAAGGCGAGACCGCAAGGATCCCGCGTTGCCGCCAACCATCCCGGGCGAGCTCGAAGGCATCGCGCTGCCGGGCATGACTGTAGATTGGGGAAATGGCAGCCATCAGCGCACCTCCCGCAGCAGCGCCGCGTAACCGATGACATCGACTATGCTGTCGACGTGCCCCGGATCGTAAGCCAGCCGGGCAAGCTTCAGGTCGATCATGCACAGAGCGACCTGTGACGGTGTGATGGGCGTGCCGAGCGTGATCGACCAGCGGTCGGCAATGGCGCGAAACTGCTCGACTGGATCACCGTAGTCGTCACGGCGTTCTTCGAGCACCTTGGCGGTGTGGCCGAGAATGGACCAGGTGGTCATCGCACACCTCCCCGGGTTTCAATGGCCCAAAGCAGGATGGCGAGTGCGTCAGCCTCGTTGTCATCCCGAGGCGCAAAGCCACGGGAACGGATCGCATCGATTACTGCGGCCTTGTCGGCATTACCCTTTCCCGTGGCAAATCGCTTGATGGTTCCCACCGGCACGCCCTGGTAGGCAACGAGGTGCTCTTCGCACCAAGCCGATAGGACTGCAAGCAGACCGCCGTAGATGTGGGCGGCATCAGTGCCAACATGACGGCGGACCTCTTCGAAGTAGATCGCCTCGATCGGCCCAGCGTCCTGATCGAGATCTTCCAGCCAGCGCCGGAAACGCAGGAAGCGCATGCCGCCACCATCGTAGCGAGTGTGCTTTAGCAATACGGTGCCGCTGGACGTGTAGTCGTCAGCGGTCCTCAGCGCCCAACCAGTGCTGGTGCCGAGATCAAGGGCCAGTAAGGATCCGCGCATCACTGTCACGCGCCTCGCAGCCGGGGTTGCGCTGCGCGGAGGCGCAGGCAAAGTCGAAACATCCATGGTGATTCTCCAATTGGGGTTTTGTCAGGTGCGGACGGCGGTGGTTTTGTGCTTGGCGGTACGGACCACCGTCGTCCGGTCTTGGGGTGGGGTTTCAGGACATCGGCGCCTCCATCACAGCGAACGGCATCAGAACGGGATGTCCGAAAGCTCGTCGTCGAGTTCGGACAGGGTTGTCTTGCTGGGACGGACACTCACGACCTGCGCGCCAGGGAAGGCGTCTTTGGCTTTCGCTAAAATCGGGTGACAGCGGATCACATTGGCGACCTCGTCGAGCGCCCAGACCTGTGCCTCCCGGCCATGGCGCTGGGCCCGGCCGGTATCGCGAAGATCCCGAACCAAAATGACCAGGCCATCAGGCGTCTCGAACTCCCACTGATCGACCGGCAGCGGTTCACCCTTGGCACCGCCAGCGAGCTCATCGAGCTTATCGTATGCCCGCAGCATTGCTTCACCGTGCTGACGCACCAGCGGAAGGTGGAACTCCCAGACTGCTGCGTTGAACAGCTTGTGTTGTGCGTGGAAGCGTTCAGCCCACTCGATCGGCACCAGCATGGGCAAACGCCCGATGCCCCAGCGCTCGTCCATTTCACGACCGCGCTGGTCGACACATTTGATGATGACCTGCATGTCGCTGATCTGCGCATGGCGGGTCGGTGGCGCGCCTTTCATGCGCCCCTCCTTTCTTCGCTAAAGTGGAGGCTGACGACGCGCCTGAAGCGCAGTCGGAAGCCCTTAGGGGGTGTGGGGGGGAAGCGACTGCGCGTTCCGACTGCTTGCGACCGTGCTTCCGACTGCTTCCGACAAGCTTCCGACTGACGCAGTTCCGTGCTTCCGACTGCTTCCGACAACTCGATTTTTGGGCTCATCGGTCGGGCTCCAGGTACTTGACGACCCTGAGACCAGAGGCCTTGCCGTGGAACTTTCCGGCCTCGGTGACGAGGTAGCCATTCTGCTGCCACTTGGTGATGCAGGTCTCGGCCTCGCGCTTGGTGACGCCGTAGTGATCGGAGATGAGATCGACCGCGAACCGACCCTTGCGACGGGCATGCGGGAAGACCGACCAAGGCGCACCATCGCGCCAGGCATCGTCGATCAATTTGAAGATCTCGCGGATCTGGTGCCAGCTGAGGCGCTTCTCGGCAGCCGGCGTTGCACCTGCCCCGATCAAGGGGACCAGCGTGCTCTGTTCCTTGCCGAGACCGCTGGTGATATCGACGACCTCCATCGTGAAATGGACGTCCTCGATCTCTTCGCCGTCCTTCTGCTTCTCGACTGAGAGGACGGTGTGATCCTCCTCCTTCGCGACCCGGATTGCCGTATCGCAGCCGCCCAGCAGCACGGTTGACCCGCGCATGCCGCGGTCAGCATCCTTGCCCGAATGGTGGATGCCGATGACGACGCCGCCGCAGTGGTTCTGGATCTCAGCGCAGGCATCGACGAAGAGCGACATCGCTTCCTGGCTGTTCTCGTCTTGCCCGGGAATGGCGCGCGAGACGGTGTCGATGACGACCATGCCGATCTCAAAATCGACCTCCTCGCTGACCTGATCGATCGTGCGCTTCAGCTTTTCTACATTGGCAGGATCCAGCATGTGGACTGCCACGGGCAGCAGCTTGAACGGCGCATCCACACCGGCAAGGCGATGCTTCTTGCGCCAGCCCTTGATGCGCTGCCCGATCCCGAACCGGCCTTCGCCGGCAATGTAGAGAACGCCGACTCGTTTGACGGCCCGGCCGTGCCAGTCGAGGCCGTAGGCAACGCGCAAGGATCCATCGACGGCGATGAAGGTCTTGTGCTCACCCGGCCGGCCATACAGCAGGACCAGACCATGCTGGGGGATGAGCCCCTCGATCAGCCATGTGGGCGGGGGCATGTTGACAAGCTCATCGAGACTGAGGGTCTCGAACACGTCGGGACCTGCGCTAGCGGCAAACAGAGCCGCGACTGCTTCGTGCCCGGAAAGCTGGGCCATGTCGTTGAAGTCGGTGCCGAGGTGGCCTTGGGGGAACACTGGGAACACGGCCTCGCAGCGAAGGAGCTCAGCAGCTTTGCCCGCAGCCTCGCGGCCGACATTCGGCGTCTTGTGCCGATCATCGTCGCCAGCAACGACCCAGCGGGTCTTGGGAAAGGCCGCGACCAGCCGCTCGGCGACCTTGGTGAGGTTGCCGGCATTGAAGGTGACCACGACGGTACGGCCAGTCGAATCATGGAGCGATGCACCGGTGGCAAAACCCTCGCAGACGAGCACCGGGGCTTTGGCCATGGGAATCGGCGTGCCCATGACAAACGCAGAGCCTGCGACCGGGAGCTCTGCCTCGAACAGCTTGTAGCCGGCCGGGTCGATCGACTGCAGCGAGGTGAGCTCGCCGCCTGCATCGAACA